CTGGAACCAGAAATTCGACAGTTTCTTACACTGGCAGCATATCGGCACGCCAAATTCGATTTTGGTAAAATTGCAGAATTTTACTGTCATGCCGACCCGATCGTTCAGCAGCTTATGCAAGATTCGGCGTTAGTCATTATTGATTTTGATAAAGCTATCGAGGAAAACTACGTCACGCTGCGTAGCGAACTAATAGAACAATATTCTGACGAAAGTGATGAGTAGAGACTTTGAAAACAATTTTGCCTGCTTTATCCTAACGCATGGCCGACCTAACAACGTAATGACTTATAACTCGTTGCGTAAATCAGGTTACACTGGTCGGGTCGTTTTTATTCTGGATGACGAGGACGATACGAAATCTGAGTACGAAAAAAACTTCGGGGCAGAAAACATTTACGTTTTTTCTAAGTCTGACGTTGCGGCGCGAATAGATAGAGCAGACAACTTCGATGAGCGACGCTCTATAATCTACGCGAGGCAAGCAACATTTGAGATTGCCGAGGACATAGGCATCGAATACTTCGTTCAACTAGACGACGACTACGGGCAATTTGCTTTTAGCGAAAATGCGAATGGCGAATACATAGGTCAAAAAACCATTAAGGATCTTGATCGTGTGTTCGAATCGTTTCTTAAATTCTATAAATCCATTCCTGCTAAATCCATTGCTTTTGCGCAAGGCGGCGACTTCATAGGCGGTGAAAACTCGAACGTCTTTAAGAAAAAGCTATCACGTAAGTGCATGAACAGCTGGTTCTGTTCGACGTTGAGGCCATTTAAATTTATCGGTACGTTTAACGACGACGTTAATACTTATACGCGTTGGGGCAATACCGGCGACCTTTTCTTTACCGTCAGCTTTATTCGGCTTCATCATGCTGCTACGCAGACGACGGAGGCAGGGATGACCGAAGCGTACAAGCAATTCGGCACCTATGTTAAAAGTTTTTATTCAATAATGTACTGCCCATCCAGCGTTGTCGTTGGACCTATGGGAAAACATAATCGGCTTCATCATAAAATTCGCTGGAATAACGCTGTGCCACGAATCATCGATCAAAAATACTGTAAGACATGAACAAAAAAGAAAAATGGTCACCCAATCTAGAAAAGGTAAGATTTCTTGCTGCACGTTATTGCACATATTCTGAAATTGCTGCGTTCTTTAAGGTCAGCGAATCCTTAGTTAAAAAAACCGCTGTCAACGATCCAACATTTAAAGAAGCACTCGAGCAAGGTCGTGCTGAAGGACGGGTCAGCTTGCGTGGCAAGCAATTCGAATTGGCTATGTCGGGCGATAAAACGATGCTAATTTGGCTCGGGAAACAATACCTGAATCAAACAACTGAGGGAACGGGACAAGAAGTGCCTAAAAACACTCTGCTCAGTAAATATATGCCGCAATCTCGTATCGGCAAAATGTCCACCAATTGACCTTGCTGTCTTGGACGCTGTTTCGTCGTATGCCAATTCCGTTCTTACGGGCAAGATCCCTGCTTGCAAATGGGTGAAACTTGCCTGCGAGCGTTTTGTGCATGATCTGGATCGCAAAGACATTTTCTTTGATTTTGAAGAGGTCGAAAGACGAATACTTTTTTTTAAAGATCTTCTAGTCCTCGAAAATGGCGAGCCTTTTGTATTGCCAGACTGGCAGGCATTTATCGTGGGCAATATCTACGGCTGGAAATACAGCAAAAGTAAAAAACGTAGATTTCAGCAAGGCCTAGTCTTAGTGCCTAGAAAAAATGCTAAATCTACTTTAATTAGCGGTCTAGGATTAAGCTCATTTCTCATGGACGGCGTAACCTATTCGCAATTTTACTGCATGGCCAGTGACCGAGGCCAAGCGAGCTTGTTAAAAGATTATGGCGAAGGCTTTGTTAAAAGGCACGAAGAATTGCCAAATGCTGTTCAAATTCGCACATGGGAAATGCGATGCCCTGCTTTCGAAAACCGCTGGAAGGCTTTGCATGCAGATTACAAACGTCTTGACGGACTAAATCCTTATTTTGTCGTGTTTGATGAGTTTCATACACAGGAAACTGACGGGCTAGATAACGTCATTAACTCGGCTTTCGGATCACAATCGGAATATCTTTATCTTAAAATCACAACTGCTGGCGAATATAAGCGGGAAAAACCATGCGTTAAGCAGCAAAAATACGGTGAACAGGTGCTAGAGGGCGTTATTCAGCGCGATAATCTGTTTTTCATTAACTACACGATTGACGAAGGCGACGACTGGAAAAATCCAGAAATCTGGCGCAAGGCAAATCCTAATCTTGGTATCAGCAAAAATGTCGACTATATGGAAGATCTTGCTGCCGAGGCTGCGTTAGTACCTAGTCGAAAAGCTGATTTTCTGACTAAACAACTGAATGTCTGGGTCGAGTCGTTGTCTGCTTGGATTAACAAGGATGTCTGGGATACTTGCGGAACTAAAACCATACGCGAGGCAACATTACATGGCTTAAAATGCTACGGCGGTTTAGACTTGGCACAGGTCGAGGATCTTACCGCCCTCGTTTACGTGTTTCCTCCTCAAGCTCATCTTAAAAAGATGACTGTGCTTTGCCGATTCTTCATTCCAGAGGAGAACATTATCGAAAGGTCCACTAAACATCGTGTTCCCTATGACCGTTGGCGGAATGGCGGGCACGTTATAGCTACGCCCGGCAATATTACTGATTATAACTACGTCGAAAAGGCGATCATCGAAGACAGCGAGAAATTTAACATTCAAACGATTGGCTACGACCGAACGTTTTCTGGTCACATGAGCCAAAACCTCATCAACAATCAAATAGATATGGCTCCATTCAAGCAGTCTTTCTATCACATGGGGCCAGCAGTAGCCGAAACACAGCGTTTAATAATCGGAAAAGAAATTGAACACGGCGGAAATCCTGTTCTCGACTGGTGCGCTTCGAACGCAGTGGTCAGGTTCGATGCAAATGGCAATATGCTAATTGATAAAGCTCGGTCCTACGAAAAAGTCGATGGCATGGTCGCTTTAGCGATGGCTATTGGAACCTATCAACTTAGCGACAAAAAGGAATCAGTTTATGAGGATCGGGACATTCGAGTGCTGTGAACCAAACGAAATACAGGACTGCTGGAGAATTATCCCTCGAATTGCCATTCAGTGAACAGTACATCAGAGCCGCGATGAATCATCCAGATTTTAAAACCATCGGCAGACATCCTGCATTTAGCACGTTAGACGATGCTGTAGCGTTTTTCGAATCAAACCCTCAGTTTACTATTAGGTCAGTCTACAAGCGCAAAGAAAAGGCTATAAGAGCATTATAAAAAGTGCTAACGGACATTTTTGTAATGGTTTGTCGTTATTCGACAACTTATTTTGTCTGTACTTGAATCAATTATTCGTATCGATTCGATGAAATGTTCGAACGATTCTTTAACGGTTTTCGCAAAAAAACCGAAACTCGCGACTTTTCTTTAAAATCCCCAGAAACCGATCTGCTAAATTTCTTAGTCGGCGGAATCGAATCACGGGCTGGTGTAACAGTCAATCCCGTAACTGTTCTAGGAGTTCCAACCGTTTACGCGTGCGTTCGACGGGTTTCCAATACATTAGCAACTACTCCGATTCATCTTTGCCGGTACATTGACGGTGTAACTGAAAAAGTCACAGCGAATCCGCTTTACGATCTGGTTTCGTTAAATCCCAACCCTTGGATGTCGAACGTCGATTTTTTCGACGCAGTTCAATCACAGGCGACACTTAGGCAAAATGGAATTGCAATCATTAACCGAGATGCAGTTAACAGACCTGTCGAGCTAGTTCCTGTAAGCGATATTCGTGATGTGAGCTGGAAACTTTCCAACGGCGAACTAATTTATACGATCAAAAATGTCGAATATCCGAATGATCGCATTCTGCATATTAGATCTAACGCTCCTGACGGAATAACTGGGCGAGACATTATTTCTTTGCTTAGGAATTCAATCGGTCTTGCTATTGCATTGCAGGATAACGCTGCCGATTTCTTCAGCAACGGTTCGAGACCGAGCGGCGTATTCGAAACAGGTGAATTATTAAGCGACAAAGCGTTCGCGCGCCTTAAAAGCTCTCTTAACGCTAAATGGGGCGATGCAACGGATGCGACGAAAGCTAATGCGTATGGCACATTGCTGTTAGAGGAAGGACTTTCCTACAAACAGGTTCGTCATAGCAATAGCGAGTCTCAAATGGATCAAACCAGATCATTTCAGAACATCGAGATCTGCAAAATATTCGGAGTGCCGCCTCATAAGGTCGGAATACTGGATAAGGCAACCTTCAGCAATATCGAGGAGCAAAGTCGCGAATACATAACTGACACCATAATGCCATGGGTCGTACGCTGGGAAGGCGAGCTTAATCGCAAACTGCTTAGTCCAGTACAGCGCAGGCAAGGATTCCATTACAAATTTAATTTAGATTCACAGCTACGGGCGACTCTTAAAGATCGTTACGATGCGTATCAAATCGGAATTTTGAACGGCATCATCAATAAAAACGAAGCCCGAGTCAAAGAAGGTCTGGCACCATACGATGGCGGAGAAATTTTCATCGAGCCAATGAATCATGCACCAGTCGGAGATTCTGTCGGAGATGCAGCTGATTTAAGATCGGATGACGATCACGAAGGGAACGAACTACAAGAAATTAATAAAAAATCAACCGATCTTTAACATGCTCATCGAAAAAACATTTAACTACGATTACGTTTTTCCATATCCAGTCGAGTCTAGGCGATTCGATGTTGAGAAAATCGAAACAAGGCAAGTCGGCAAGATAGAACTGCGAGAAGCAGGTGCAGACGGAATGCCTATGCTAGCAGGTTACGCAGCAGTCTTTGATTCAGATTCTGAAGATTTCGGAGGCTGGAAGGAACGAATCGCCAAAGGAGCATTCGCGCGTGACCTTGCTGACAAAAAGGACATACGAGCCTTAATAAATCACGATACTTCACGCGTTATCGGTCGTTCCTCGGCAGGTACATTAAATCTTGAGGAAACCGACAGCGGTTTATACGTTGAAATCAGTCTGCCTGACACGACCGAAGCGCGTGATCTTTTAGCGAATGTACAGGCTGGCAATATCGACGGCATGAGCTTCGGCTTTCGTGCCCGCGATGCGGAATGGGCTGAAAGCGAAAGAGCAGAGGACGGCAAAAAGAAAAAATACGACTACCGGATCTTAAAGGACGTTGAACTGATAGAAGTGAGTGCTGTCGCGTTCCCTGCGTACCCAGCAACTTCCATTGCGCACAGATCGTACGAACAATTTCTGAAAAATCGGAAAACCAAACCCGATGGCAGGAGCAGCAGGAGTGCTGCCCTCGAATTGGATCTCATATCACAATTAAACAAATATAAATGAAATCACTAAAAGAAATCCGCGAAGGATTAAATAGCATCATCGAAGAACAGCGTTCGATCGTTTCGGAAGCTGACGAAAAGAACGAGGGAGTTCTGTCTGAAGAACAGGAAACCCGCTACAACGACCTAAAGGCTGAGTTCGAAGGTCTGAGCAAGCAGGAAGCTCGCAAAGCCGAACTGGAACAGCGCGAAGCAGAAAACAAAAAAATCGTCGAACGATTCATTCCTGGCCAGCCTAATAGCGATCAAGTTCTATCTTCGAACGAGCAGCGTGACCTGAACAACTTTAGTTTCGGTAAGGCAATCAGATCTCTTGTGCAGGATCGTGGTCTTGAAGGCCTAGAAAAGGAAATGCACCAAGAAGGCGTTAAGCAATACCGCGAAGCTGGATTGAGCGTTGAAGGCAACTTCGTTGTTCCTCAAATCGTAATGTCTCGTTCTGGTTCCAAGGATTTAGAGCGACGCGACTTGACAGCTGGTACTTCTACTGAAGGTCAGGAACTGGTACAAACCAACGTTGGTTCTATCATCAATCGTTTGCGTAATAATCTCGTGATCGGACAACTTGGTGCAACTCAGTTGAGCGGACTCGTTGGGAACGTTGATTTTCCTGTAATGGCTGCTAACGACGCTGCCGTAGAAAAAGCTGAAAATGCTGCTTCTGCTGAATCAAGCCCAACGTTCTCAACAAAGACCATGAGCGCTAAGCGTTTGCCTGTTTTTGCTGAATACTCTCGTCAGTTGCTTCTGCAAGCACAGAACGAAAGCGTTGAGGCAATGCTGCGTGACGACCTTGCGTTCCAAATTGCACAACGCATGGACGACAGTGCAATCAACGGTTCTGGTTCTGATCCAGTACCAGAAGGCATACTTAACACGACTGGCATCGGTTCTGTTGCTGGCGGAACTAACGGCGCAGCTCCTACTTGGGCTAATATCGTCGATCTAGAAACAGAAGTTGCTAACGACAATGCAGATACCGGAAGGCTCGCCTACTTAACCAATACGAAAGTACGCGGGAAACTAAAAACTACTTCCAAGGCTGGTTCAGAAGCGATCTTCGTTTACGAAGCTGGAGCACAACCCTTGAATGGATATGCTGCTGGGATCACTAACCTCGTGCCTTCTAACGGATCAAAGGGAACTGGATCGAATCTATCAACGATCATATTCGGTAACTTTGCTGACGTGCTAGTTGGACAGTGGGGCGGAATGGAAATGCTTATCAATCCTTATGCCAATGACACCACTGGCTTGATCAGGCTAAACGCATTTACCTTTTACGATGTTCTTATTCGCAGAGCCGAAAGCTTTGCTGCGATGACGGATGCTGTAACCAGCTAATCATGGCTAAGGATATTAGCGGAAGCGTTGAAATCATTGCTACCAGTAACTGTCTTTGCGGAGGCAATCACCTAAATGCTGGACAAAGTTACAAAGTAGCAGAAATCCACGCTCGAAAACTAATAGCTATAGGCAAGGCTGTGGTGCGGGAAGTTCCTGTAAAACGAGCCAAAGCCGTTTCCAAAAAAGCTGTTAAACGCGAAAAATCATAAATAACTGAGTGGGGCAGGGAATTCCTGCCTCACTCATTCTTCACATGCCATACGCAGCTAAATTTAAAATTACCAGTGGACCAACAGCCGAACCAGTTTCATTGACTGAGGCTAAGGATCAATGTCGCGTCGATGACCAAAGCACGCTAGACGATACGTTTTTAAACAACGCGATCATAACAGCTCGTGAATACTACGAACAGGTCACGGATCGTTTTTTGATGCCGCGTACTGTAGAAGTCGCATTGAAAAACTTTCCCAGCATTCGGCAAATTGAATTAGCTGGGGCAATCGTACGTTCAATAACATCGGTAAAATACTACGATTCTGATAACGCGTTGCAGACGTTGGATTCTAGCAAATACTACTTGTTCGACTATTTTTCACCGAACTCAGTGGTTCTAGATTCTGCAGAGGCTTGGCCTGATACATACGAACGTGAAAATGCAGTCATCATAACTTACGAAGGTGGATACGCAACTGCTTCAGACGTACCACAAAAAAGCAAAACGGCTATTTTGATGATGGTCGCAGAGTTATTTACTAATCGCGAATCCAGCAGCGTTACTGGTACAGTTAGTACCTTAACTCGTGCTTACACGAATTTAATCTCCACCGAAAAAACCTACGGACGATACTAATGATCGCTGCTGGAAAACTTACAGACTTCTTATCCGTAAAGGCGAAAGGCATGACGCTCGATTCTTTCGGCGAAGCTAATGTTGAGGTTCTGTCCCCTATCGCTAGCGTTCGTTGTGAGGTTATGGCCTTGAGTACGAGTGAAAGGACAAGCGGAGCTACACGACCGAACGATGTCATTAAATTTCGTATTCGTCACATCGCAGAACTGACTACGAATCACGTGATCGAATTCGAACATGCACGGTACGACATTGAAGGCATCGAAAATGGCGGTCAAAATCGTAGAGAATTTCAAATCATAACCGCTCGTCGGAACGAACAAATATCATGAGCATTACTAGAGAAATTTGGGACATCGGTGACACGATTGCTATTCTTCACGAAAATATACGGAACGCATCTGGTGACCTTATAACTGATTTTAATAATTACGTCTTTAATGCTACTTTAAAATCTTCTACGAGCGACGCGGATGCTAGTGCTTTAGTAAAAATCAATACGAGTTCATTTACGATTACTGCCGCTGATAGCAAAGCCGTCGGATTCTTAGCAACAGAATCTATTCGTAGTTCCATAACGGCAGGCCAAGACTATTATCTTGATGCCCAAATCGTCGATGGAACTGGTAACGTTGCAACCACTTTGCGTCGCAGGATCGAGTTTAGGCAGGACATTTCGCGCAGATACGACGACTCGTGAGAACTACTCTTAAAAAATCATCAATTACTGAATCGCGAACTAGTCTATGCGTTAGATCAATATCGAAACTAACATCAGCTGTTCAATCAGACGTCAGCATTACCAAGGTTTTTAAGATTCCAGGCGGTAATTATCTGCAACCAAATGGCACGAACTTTTATCTTACACCTTCAGCTTTTAAATACATCCAGCCATGAGTGACATCACCGTCAGCAGCGATATTCATACCTTCATGCAGTCCGCTAACAACTCGGCTGCTCGCGACAACCTTGGCGTTGGAGACACCGATGCCGTCAATCACGCATCACTGACGCTGACCGGAAACGCCGAGGCGGTTGAGTTTATAGGCGACCTTGAAGGGGCGGTCCGGTTCAACGCGAAGGCTGGCGAGGCTCTAACTAAGGGCGATGCGGTTTACGTGTCCGGAGTTAGCGGAGATCTTGCAATTGTTAGCAAAGCGGATTCTTCTAATGCGGCGACCATGCCTTGTTTTGGATTGGCTGGTTCAACGGTCAATATGAATGCGTCGGTTCAGATCGTAACTTTCGGAACGCTTTCTGATTTTGACACGTCAGCCTTTACGCTAGGCGATACCTTATACGTAAACGGAACCGGAACGCTTTCGGCAACGAAGCCGACCGGAGAATCAAACCTCGTTCAGAATATCGGAAAAGTTCAACGAGTCCACGCGTCCGCTGGATCGATCAAGGTCGGCGGGGCAGGTAGATCAAACGATACACCTAATCTAAATGAAAATAAAATATTTATTGGCAATAGTTCAAATGCTGCATCTACTGCGGCGATTGGCACCGTTATTACGGACAACGCTAGCAGCGTTAAAACGTCCTATGAGTCGAACAGCGATACAAACGCCTATACAGACGCTGAAAAAACTAAGCTCTCGGGCATCGCGACTGGTGCGGAAGTCAATGCAGTGGATTCGGTCAATACGCAGACCGGATCGGTTACCTTAGACGCTGACGACATTGACGACACGTCTACGATCCACAAATTTGCAACCGCCGCTCAACTAACGAAACTGGACGGAGTCGAGTCGGGAGCGACGGCAGACCAAACCGGATCGGAAATCAAATCGGCCTATGAAGGCGAATCCAATACCAACGCTTTTACCGATGCCGAAAAAACCAAACTGTCGGGCGTAGCTACCGGAGCCGAGGTCAACGCGGTCGACAGCGTTAATACGCAAACTGGGGCGGTCGTTCTTGACGCCGATGACATATCTGATTCCTCTACGACGAATAAATTCACTACGGCTTCCGACATATCAAAATTAGCCGGAATAGAAGCCGGAGCCGATGTAACCGATGCCGCGAATGTATCATCCGCTGGCGCGCCGATCATCTCCTCGGGAGCTGGTACGCCATCCAGTACGCCATCGAAGGTCGGCGACATATATATAGATACAAGCAGCGATGACGCATACATTTCGGTTGGAACCGCTTCCTCATCAGACTGGGAAAAAAGCAACGATGGCTCTGGTAGCGGATCGACTGATTTAAGTTGGACCGCATCAACCTCGACCGTTTCATCTTCGACCGGAACTAATGCCACGTTGACCAACGCCGACTCGTCCAATGCTGGACTAATGTCGAGCAGCGATAAATCAAAGCTGGATGGCATTGAGGCATCTGCAACGGCAGACCAAACGGGAGCCGAAATCAAAACCGCTTATGAGGGCGAATCGGACACGAACGCCTTTACTGACGCCGAGAAAACGAAACTGAGCGGCATCGAGACCGGAGCGACCGCAGATCAGGATCTGTCATCTTATCAGCTACAGCCATCAGAGGGAGCCTTTGCCAACGGGGACAAGACAAAACTTGATGGAATCGAAGCATCGGCAGACGTAACAGATGCAACGAACGTCACCGCCGCTGGTGCTTTGATGGATTCTGAAGTCACGAATCTAGCTCAGGTCAAAGCTTTTGACAGTGCGGACTACGCAACCGCTGCTCAGGGAACGAAGGCTGATTCAGCACAACAACCGCCGAGCGAAGGAGCTTTTGTCAATGGTGACAAGACGAAGCTGGATGGGATCGAAGCATCCGCAGATGTAACCGATACGGCTAATGTGACTGCGGCAGGAGCATTAATGGACAGCGAAGTTGATGCTGACATTAAAACATTGTCATTGCCAGCCAGTACAACAATTAGCACGTTCGGAGCCAGCCTAGTAGATGACGCAGATGCGGCGGCTGGTCGCACTACATTGGGCGTAGATGCTGCTGGTACCGACAACAGCACAAACGTAACATTAACTGGGTCCGGAACCTATCTCAGCCTAGCGGGGCAAGCCATTACGGTTGACCCGATTACCGAAAGCGACATATCCGATCTTGGCACCTACCTAACCGCTGAAGCAGACACACTGGACACAGTAACAGGTCGTGGAGCCACAACAACTAACGGAGTTACGGTTGGGTCTATAGATATTAACGGCGAGATTATTGAGAAGGCAGTAAATACAACGAGCGTCACAGGATCAACTGCTTTAGATCCAGCCAACGGAACAATTCAGAGGCTGACGTTTTCGGGAGCGGTTACGTTTACGGATTCTTTGGCGGACGGCGAGTCAATCACTTTGCATATTGACGATGGAACTGCATACGCTGCAACTTGGCCTACCATGGAATGGGTCGGAGGATCTGCTCCAACATTAGATACAACTAACGAACATATTATAGTTATCTGGAAAGTAAATAGCACATTGTACGGAATGGCATCGGGGGTAGCATCATGAACATACTAAAACTTACAAACGGAGTACCTTCTAAGTATACCGAGGGTGCATTAAAACGAGAAAACCCAAATGTATCTTTTCCGAATCCGTTAAACGACAGGGTCTTGGCAGACTTTAATTGCTACACTTACACCATCGACCCCAAGCCCACTTATAACAAAGTCCTCCAATACGTTAGAACAAAGTTTGAACTACGCTATGAAGGTTGGTGGGTACAGGCTTGGGACGTTATAGACTTTGAAGAAGACGCTGCTAAAAGCAGGCTTAAATCTCAGGTTACTTCTGATCGCTGGGACAAAGAGCAAGCTGGCGTTGAGTGGCTTGATGAAAATTTTGATCTGTGGCGTATAGCTACAGACGAGAACAGTCAGGTAAAAATGACCTCTGTTTTGGCTATGCTAAA